TATCTCTCTTTAAGAATTTTAAAAAAAGCTTTGTTTGAAATTCTTAAAGAGAGATACGCTCAAAATGACAATATTATTGAGCGTGTTGGCGCTTCTCTTGTAACTGATTCTGACATGAAGGATTTTATGACATTAGTTACAAGCATATATGAAACAGCATATATGAAATGCGTAAATGATCATCGTGAGCAGTTAAAGAAGGCTGGATTGGTTGCAAATATAGTTGCCAATAATCAATTTTCAAAAGATGGCTGATAATCTGAAAGGATGCAGCTAAGAATCCAGCCATTTGCCTTTTGATCTTTCTTTTTAACTCTCCACCATCTTTTGTTGCCAGTTTTTGGGAAAAGGACTGATCCCAAATTAATTGTATTTGTGTCTGTCCATATTTCGTAGATTAGGTCATTTTCATTTAATAAAACTGCTTCAAAACTTGTTGGTTTTTCGTATTGGATTGTCTGGTATGTTTCTCCATATAGATCATCCGTTTTTGTTCTCAAGATTGCTGGAAGACAATGAACGAAAATCTTTTGGATTTCTGGTTTTGTTTCTTCTTCTATTCTTTGATTGTCGGGAGCGGTTATCACTTTCCTTTCAAATACTGGTTCTTCATTTTTTTCTTCTGGTTTAGTTTCCTTTAATTCATCAACAAAATTATCTTGAACTACCAAATCAGACTGAATTGGCGTTAATTCTGTTTTATCTTCGGCTATTTCTGCCGTCCACTTCATATTATGAAGAATGAATTTTTCATTTGCCCAAAGGCTTTGTTCTTTCATAGCGGGATTAGGCTTTTGCAGTTTATATGTGCTGCCATCTTTGTTTTTAAGAGCCATAAAATATAGTAGTGATGAAAAACTATGATTTTTTGAATCACACTCTATATAACTTTGACGCAAGACGAGGTTTTTATGGCTTTAGTTGTTCCTAATACTGGCGATGTGCTGATGTTGAAATATATAGTCAACCAATTAGCACAAGATGGCGGCTCTGGTCCTGTTGGGGGACAAAGAGTTTTGCGTCTCTTTACCAACAATCTTGCTCCGTCAAAGTCAACAGTCATTGGTGACATAACGGAAACTGCCATTGCCGGTTATACTGCGGTAACCCTTGCGGGTACAAGCTGGACAGTTGCTACTTCTACGGCAGGAACTAATTCAGCAGTTTATAGTGAGCAGGCATTTAACTTTTCAACCGCAGCTACTATTTACGGTTATTACATTACTACAACAGAAATGAGTCCTAGCTTATTGTGGGTGGAAAGATTTTCCACGGCTCCGTTCACCTTACCAGCCGGTGGTGGCGAGATCGCAATTACCCCACGACTTACATTAGATTAAAATTACATTGAAAATTCTTACTATAAGAAACCTCAACATATTTTATGTTGAGGTTTTTTTTATAAAATCTGATTAAAAATTAAATTTTTCAAGTAAATAAAACAAGAGGTAAATTATGATTACATTCGACTATTTGAATTTTATTTTGTCTGAGGCCAAGAAAAGTAAAAAATTTGTTGGGCCAAGAATGAGTGGCAGCTATGACAGATATTTTCTGCCATTTCATGCAGACATTGAATCAAAGTGGGAAAAATTTAATGATGAATATAAAAAAAGCTTTAATTCAAGCCTTACTCCTCCAGAGTCCACTGAGCGTATCTGGACAAGCGACGATGAGAGAGAACGCAGGCAAGGCGTGGCAGGCAAGAAGGTAAAACAAGCCCAGCCAAGAGGAAAAGGATCAGGCACAAAAGGAAAAGATTTAGAAGCTTCTTATGGAGTTAAGTTTAAGAACAAATTTAACAAATTAATTGCCAATACTCTAGGATTTTTCAGCTTTGATGCTAAAGGTAAAAAAAATTATGCAAACATCAATTTTTACGGACAATTGATGGCAATTTGTTCAAACCAAGCAAAGATACTAAATTCAAGACTCAAGTTTGATGTGCCATTGGTTTTCGGAGGCATGGCAACAAGACTATGGTCTACTGAGAGACAAGAAGTCAGTCGTGGAGTCGAAGGTGGCGCTGGTATTCTTAATCCAGAATCAGAACAAAACAAAGAAATCAAGTCAAAATGGATAGTATCCAAAGATTCTAGCGGTAGACAAGTAGGACATCTTGATCCAAAAGATTTTAATGATGTGGCTGATACGCTGAGGGCTAATGCAAGGAATGCCGCTAAAAACTTTATTGAAAACGAAGACTTAAGGTTTAGGAGAGAAAGTGGATATTCTCAGGACTCTAAGGGAAGGGATGTCGAACTTGATCCAAGTTCTAAGATAACCGGAGAAAGAGAATCGATTGGAAAAGTTGAATTGGCTCATAACATGTATGAGCTATTCAAAAAATACATCGACACAAGAGATGAAAAATTCTATGATGATGCCAAGAATCTTTGGGACAACATCAAGTCCAGAGAAAGATTAAAATTTAGGTATTCTGGGGAATGGCAGAGATTTATAGATGAAGTTAAAGGTTATCCAAAAAAAATAGCCAACGAAAAATTAGCTGAACTATCTCGTCTTGGAATGGGAGCGGGTACTGAATTCAAAACAGGATATGGATCAAGAAGAGCAGAAGTTGCCCATCGGGCTTTTATCGACAAAGTAAAGCGTAGGATGGAAAGTTATGTAAACTTTTATGAACTAATTTCTGATCCTAATTTTTATAATGAAGTCCAGAAAATGGCTATTGATAATTATGAAGAAATGAAAGTTTACAATTCTGGTCCAACAATTCGGTACAAATTCCTATCTAACGATAAGAACCCAATAAGTAATTATGTCAGAATAGATTTTGTGAATGCATTACTCAAAAAATATCCGATTTTCTCCCAAGTGGACTATTCTGAACCTTTGAATCTAATTAAGAACTTTGTTCAAGAATCGTTGAATGACTATGCAGCAGGTGCAAAAAAGCTGCCTAAAATGAGCGGTAACGCTTTGAGAGGATATAAGCAAACAATCGAAAAATTCAAAGAAGCAGGTGAAATTGCAGATATAGTTTTGAGCAAGGGGGAAGGACAAGAATTATCAGCTTCAGAATTAGTAAAGCGTTCTGTTGTTCTTGGCAAGCCAATGAAACTAGACAGGGCAACTGAGCTTGTAACCTTGGTTGGAAAAATACAATCTCAGACTGAAATAAACGCAGAAGATTTGATTCCGGGTGACTTTGAAGTTCCAGAAAAACCATCTTATAAGCCACAAGTGGAAATCGATCCAGACTACGACACTCAATTTGCTGATATTCAGGCTAAGGCAAAAGAGGCCGAAGCCAAAGAGCAAGAAAAAATCAATAAACAATATAATGCTGATATTGAAAAGGTTCAAGAACTTGAAAAAGAAGATGATGAAAGAGAAAAAAAAGGTGAGCCCAGAATGTATGTCAGGGACAAAAACTTGCCTCTTAGTCAGCGTGGAGATGATATTGACCTTGGTAAAAGAGGAACTTATCTTGGCGACTTGAGTAATTTTGGAGTCCCTGTTGAGCCATTGGCGACTCTTCGCAAAAGAATCAAAGCCCTTGGCCATTTAGTTGTTTATGGCCCAAGCGCAATTTATGGCACAACTATAGATTATGGCCAAGAAAAAAGAGGCGACTATGAATCTGGACCAGAAGTAGAATTCGGTCCAAGTTTTGGAAAACGAGGACCAAAATTGCTTTATTCGCCAACTGATCCAGAATACAAAACGGGCGCTTACACTATGGAACCGGCTAAGTATTATCCCGGTGGCAAAGCAAGAACTTCTGAATACAAACCAAGAAAAGTATTAGGTATGGCTCGCAAATATGACAACATCATGAGAGATTTGCCTGATCCAGTTATGACAAAGCCGCCAACTACTTTGACTACTACAGTTACTCCTCCAAGAGGAAAATTTAGTTGGTCTGATGTTTCTTTGAGGCCTAAAACTTCGATTGAACCAATAGGATCTATAGAAAAAACTACTGGACCTGAAAAAAATGTGCCTATTCCGGGCAAAGCAATCGATGATCCTCTCCGATTTACTAGATTTGAAGGTTATCGTAATGCACAGGCCAAATGGAAGCCTTTGCTTGAACACATCGTTGATTCAAAATTTCCTTGGATGAGGTAATTAATTTTCCTAGGAGGGAAATTGGCTCTTTGCAATCTTGATGGAACACCATATCAATTAAGAGGAAGTGTTCAAATGTTTGATCCTCTGGATCGAACATTTGACCTTTTCAATTTATGGGATCAGGAGGCAATAAAAAGAGGTGGATCGCCAATTTACTACTATGAAGTTGTAATCACACAAGACATGATTGACCCGATTTATTTGGAGGCTAGGAACAAATTATTTTCCAATAATCCTGTTGAACTTTGGTGTACATATGAGCCTATTCCATCTCAAAATCTTTTGAATCAGTTTGGAATTGATGCTCCAGATGAAATGAAGTTTGAATTGAATTATAGGGCTGTTTTGCAAAACCTAGGCCATCCTCCAAAAATTGGTTCAAGATTGTTTACTCCTCACCTTAGAGAAAACTGGGTTATTGTTCAGAGAAACCTAGGCGAATTCAAGATGTGGGGCGCTTTGAGAATAGAATTGATTTGTCAGAGATTTCAGGAAGATGTTGTTACAGGTGACGGCAAAGTCACTCAGAAACAACCGGATCTTAAAATTAAAATTGTATGAGGTGATATTATGAAGTCTTTTTATGAGTTTTATCTTCAGATTCAAAGAGAAAATGCCGCTGCTCCTGCCGCCGGTGCTGCCCCTGCTGCTGCTCCTGCCGCTGCCCCTGCTGCTGGTGCGGCCCCTGCTGCTGGTGCTGCTCCTGCTGCTGGTGCTGCCCCTGCTGCTGGTGCGGCTCCTGCTGCTGGTGCGGCTCCTGCTGCTGCTGGCACAGCGAAGCCTGTTCCTCCACAAGACCCGGGAGTTGCTGCTTTCATAACTGCTGTTGGCAAAAACACAAAGGTTTATCAGGATGCATTGTCCCAAATTAAAGATCCCAAGTTAGCGCCAGCAGCGAAAGCGATATCTGCTCTTCTTAATCCTCAAAAATAAATTCTTGTTTCTCGTACAAATTTGGCTTGTTAATTTTTATAAAATACCACAATGGCAATTTTGGTTTTTTGAATTGAGTGATGGGTTCTCCTGCGATATAAGGGACGAACCTATCACTTCTTTTCTTTATTTTGTATGATTTCATTTTTTTTCTTTGGGAAAAATAATTTCTTTTTGATAATCTTGCATTTTTCCATGTTTTGGTTTGAAACACTTTTTAAGAATGTGCGGATTCCTTCCTTGCCTTCTTTCGTGAATATATTATTCAATATCTTATATTTGTCATCAAAGTTATTTCCCTTGTAATCAAACCAACTATTCTTGACAAATTTTTTATTTAGTGTTTCTATGCCGTCCTCAAGTAATGCTCTGGCAGAGCTTTCTCCAGATGTCATTTCCCTGATTTCATATTGCATTTTTCTTGGAAGTATAATTATTTGTGCATATGGTTCATTTTTTCGGAAAATATATGTTTGTCCCGGCATCGGATTTTTGAATACAACAAAAAATATTTTGGGCCACATGCTTGTGTTGAGATGGCCGGGAATGGCTAGTGGAACGGTGTATGTTTCATCTGTGTAAAACCTTGGATGCGGTTCTATGCGAAGAATGTAGTCTTCAGGAGCTTCGATGTCCAAACAAGATGTCATTCCAAAGTGACCGGGAGCAAAGCTAGAAAATGGAGGAGTGACACTTTTGGGTATTTTCTTGCTTTCTTCCGAAAAATCACCAAAAAATTTCACTTCACCCT